TCAAGAGCGGATTGGGAAAAAGCTTATACTCAAGGATTAGATTTATTAGGATTTAAATACGAATCAAGAACAGAACCATTTCAAGGTGCATCAAGTGCAACTCATCCAGTACTTGCAGAAGCAGTTACACAATTTCAAGCTTTAGCTTACAAAGAATTATTACCACCAGAAGGACCGGTGCGAACTCAAGTTGTTGGTGCAACAACTCCTGAAATAGAAGATCAAGCAGAACGAGTTGCTGAGTTTATGAATTATCAAATGATGGATGTTATGAAAGAATATGAAACAGAATTTGATCAAATGTTATTTTATTTACCATTATCAGGATCTACATTTAAAAAAGTTTATTATGATGAATTATTAGGAAGAGCTGTTTCTAAATTTATTCAAGCTCAAGATATTATTGTTCCATACACAGCAAACAGTTTAGAAGAAGCAGATTCAGTTATTCATGTTATTAAAATTTCAGAAAACGAATTAAGAAAACAACAAGTTGCAGGTTTTTACAGAGATATAGAATTAAAAGCTTCCGATGAATTGACTCAAGATGATGATGTTAGATCTAAAGAAAGACAATTAGAAGGCGTGACTATGAGCGGTCAGACTGAAGATGTTTTCACTTTATATGAATGCCATGTTAATTTAGATTTAGAAGGTTTTGAAGATAAAGATTCAAATGGTGAGCCCACAGGAATTAAATTACCATATATTGTAACTATTGAAGAAGGATCTAGAGAAGTTTTATCTATTAGACGTAATTTTTCTGAAACTGATCCTAAAAAACAAAAAATACAATATTTTGTACACTTTAAATTTTTACCGGGATTTGGTTTCTATGGTAATGGTTTAATTCAAATGATTGGCGGTTTATCAAGAACTGCAACTCAAGCATTAAGACAATTATTAGATGCAGGAACATTATCTAATTTACCTGCAGGATTCAAACAACGAGGAATTAGAATTAGAGATGATGCTCAATCTATTCAACCTGGTGAATGGAGAGATGTAGATGCGCCTGGAGGAAATTTAAGAGATGCATTTATGACTTTACCATACAAGGAACCTTCACAAACTTTATTAGCATTAATGGGGGTCGTGGTTCAAGCAGGTCAGCGCTTTGCTTCGATAGCGGACATGCAAGTAGGGGATGGGAATCAGCAAGCAGCAGTGGGCACGACCGTGGCTTTGCTGGAAAGAGGGAGCAGAACAATGTCTGCTATTCACAAAAGAATTTATGCCTCAATGAAGGAGGAATTTAAGTTATTAGCAAATGTATTTAAATTATATTTACCACCAGAATATCCATATGATGTTGTTGGTGGAGCAAGAACAATTAAACAAGCCGACTTTGATGATAAAGTAGATATCATTCCAGTTGCTGATCCAAATATATTTTCACAAACACAAAGAATATCTATTGCACAAACTGAAATGCAACTTGCAATGTCTAATCCTGGAATTCATAACATGTATGAAGTTTACAGAAATATGTATTCAGCATTAGGTGTAAGAGATATTGATAGAATTTTAAATAAACCAGATCAACCCACACCAAAGGACCCTGCGTTGGAACATGTAGATGCTCTCGCAGGGAAACCATTCCAAGCTTTCCCAGGACAAGATCATAGAGCGCATATAACTTCTCATTTAAGTTTTATGTCAACTAATCTTGCAAAAAATGCTCCAGTAATTATGGCTGCATTAGAAAAAAATGTTTTTGAACACATATCTTTAATGGGTCAAGAACAAGTTGAACTTGAATTTAGAAATGAAATTGCTCAAGTAGCTCAATTAACTCAAAATCCACAAGCTCAACAGAATCCACAGACACAAGCAATGGTACAAAACATGCAACAGAAAATTGAATCTAGAAAAGCTCAAATTATTTCTGAAGCAATGGAAGAATTTATGTCTGAAGAAAACAAAATTACATCACTTATTGATAATGATCCAATTGCAATGTTAAGATCTAGAGAATTAGACCTTAGAGCACAAGAAAATGCATCTAAAGAACGTGATAATCAAGAAAGAATCAATCTTGATAAGATGAAAACTATGATGAATCAGTCAACAGACGTTCAAAAGCTTAAACAAAATGAAGATTTAGCTAAATTAAGAGCAAATACATCATTAGAAAAGACTATTTTGGCTGCTCAACTAAAAAAAGATAGTGAAAGATACAAAAAATAGGGTATATTAATCATATGAAAAACAAAAATAAAAAAATTGGTCAATCTAAACAAGTAAATCATTCTAAATTTACTAATTCAGATGGATATTTAGTTGGTGGAGTTGATGTTGAAATGTCAAAACCAAATGAAACTCAAACTGATGTAGTTCAAGGCCAAGGAAATATACTTCCAGAGAAAAAAAGATCAGCTAAGTGGTATTAAGCCATGTTACCAGTATTAAATGCTGTAGCACCTTTAGCAAAAATTCTTTTTTCTACAATTGAAAAATCAGTTCCAGATAAAGATTTACAAGAAAAATTAAAAGCACAAATGCAAACGCAATTGATGCAATCTCATACACAAGAATTAACTGCAGCTGCTAAAATTATTGAAGCAGAAGCAAAAGCTGGATGGTTTGCATCTAGTTGGAGACCATTATTAATGTATGTTTTAATATTTATTTTAATATGGAATTATGTATTAGGACCTGTTATCTTATTTTTTTTTAAAGCTTCAATAACTATAACTTTACCAGGTGATGTTTGGACATTATTACAAATAGGTCTTGGTGGATATGTTGTAGGAAGAAGTGCAGAATCGGTGGCACGCACTATGGCAAATAAACCGGTATCAAACAAAGAACAAGAAAACGGATAGGAGAATAAAATGGCTGGATTAGGAATACAAACAAGAGGAAATGGAATTGCTAGAGTAAATAAATCAAAAGGTGGAATGGCTATGGATGAATCTATGGCACATGAAGGTTCTGAATCTATGGCAATGGAAGCAAAAGAAACTAAAATGGAGAAAAAAGGATATATGGAAAACAAAAAAGGAAAAATGGTTAAAAAGGCTGACATGTTAACTGCTAGAATGTCAAAGAAGAAAAAAGGCAAAATTATGAAAGGGAAAAGATAATGGCTGGTCTTGGAATTCAAACTAGAGGAACAGGTATCGCTAAAGTTCAAAGACAAAAATTTGAAAAAGGTGGTAAAGCATTTCCTGATTTAACTGGTGATGGTAAAGTTACTAGAGCTGATGTTTTAAAAGGCAGAGGCGTATTTAAAAAAGGTGGACAAACTAAAGTTGGAAAAGTTATGAAAGAATTTAAAGCTGGTAAATTACATTCTGGTAAAAAAGGACCAGTTGTAAAATCTAGAAAACAAGCAATAGCAATTGCTCTTTCAGAAGCTGGAAAGTCGAAGAAAAAATAATGGCTAAACGAGGACTTTGGGCAAACATTAATAGAAGAAAAAAATTAGGTATTTCAAGATCTAAATCTGAATCTACTATATCACCAAAAGCATATGCAAATATGAAAGCTGGTTTTCCTAAAAGAAAAAAAATGGCAAAAGGTGGAATAGCTAGAGGTTGTGGAGCTGTTATGCCAGATAGAAGAAAAGTTACTAAAGTATATTAATGGGCGATATTTCTTTAAGAGGTCATGGTATTGAAAGACGTAAATTTGCAAAAGGTGGAACACCTGCATGGCAACGTAAAGAAGGTAAATCTGAATCAGGTGGATTAAATAGAAAAGGTATTGCATCTTATAGAGCTGCTAATCCTGGTTCTAAATTATCAATGGCAGTAACAACTAAACCCAGTAAGTTGAAAAAGGGTTCAAAAGCTGCTAATAGAAGAAAGTCTTTTTGTGCTAGAATGTCTGGCATGAAGAAAAGATTGACCTCTGCAAAAACTGCAAGAGATCCAAATTCAAGAATTAATAAATCTCTACGTAAGTGGAATTGTTAATATAACCAACAAAGGAGAAAGACTATGGACGCTGTAACATTCATAACTAAACTGCAAAAATTTATCAGAGATAGTTACCAAAACATTGGTGATGCTATGATATCTGGAACAGTTGACAGTATGGAAAAATACAAGTATATGCAAGGACAGGCTAATGC